GTGGCGACGATCAGGAAGCGTCGGCGAAAGGACGGCAGTTTCTCATACCTGGCTCAGATCCGCATCGCTCGCCGTGGGCAACCAGACCACTCGGAATCCAGGACGTTTCCACGCAAGGCGATGGCGGAGGAGTGGGCCAAGCGCCGCGAGCTCGAGCTGAACAGCCCCGGCGGCGTGCTCTCGGCGAAGTGGAAGGGGGTGACCCTAGACGATGCCATCGAGCGCTACCTCCACGAGTTCGCCCAGGACGCCGGCCGATCGAAGCGGGCGACCATCCAGCAGCTACAGCGCTTCCCGATCGCGCGAGTTCAGATCAATGATTTGACCAGCGAGCAGATCATCGGCCACGCCGTCATGCGCCGTGACAGCGGCATCAAGCCCTCGACGATCAACCAGGACATCACCTGGCTGGGCATCATCCTCAAGACGGCTGTGGCGGCCTGGAAGATGCCGGTGGAGCTCAACGAGTTCGAGTCGGCCAAGCTGCTGATGCGCAGCAAGGGGCTGGTATCGCGGCCCGGTGCGCGGGATCGTCGGCCGACGGAGAAGGAGATTGACCAGATCCGCGCATACTTCCGACGCTCGCAGCGGATCCGGCCCACCGCGGTCATCCCGATGGAGGACATCATGGACTTCGCTATCGCCTCCTCGAGGCGCCAGGAGGAGATCACCCGGCTCACCTGGTCAGATCTCGACGAGAAGGCGATGACCTGCTGGGTGCGGGATGCCAAGCACCCGCGGCAGAAGTGGGGCAACCACAAGCGCTTCAAGCTGAGCCACGAGGCCATGGCCATCATCCAGCGTCAGCCGCGGGCCCAGGGGGAGGAGAGAATCTTCCCCTACAACGGGAAGTCGATCGGTACCCGCTGGCGGGCGGCGACGGCGGCTTGTGGCATCGAAGATCTGCGCTTTCACGATCTGCGCCATGAGGCGACGTCGCGGTTATTCGAAGCGGGGTACGAGATCGTGGAAGTGCAGCAGTTCACGCTTCACGAGAGCTGGGATGTGCTGAAGCGGTATACCCACTTGCGACCGGAGAACCTGCAGCTCCGCTAGCCTTATACCGTTATCCATTGCTTCGGCGAAGCCGCCCCGAAGGGCGGCAGTTCACTCGTTCACTCGTTCACTCGCTTCCACATCTCGTGTGCCTCAGCGCGGCGCCTGTCCAGGTAGTCGGCCAAGTCCACCGCGCTGACCAGCCAGGGAGCCTTCTGGGAGTCGCCGGCGCGATAGGTGGGAATCGGCAGGGCCTGTGCCCCGGCACGCATGCCAGCGGTGCGAGAGCTGATGCCGAAGTAGCGCGGAGCTACCTCCTCGAGGGGCAATTCGGCCCGGCCGTTGAACTCGGCGAGAAGACCGAAGTAGGTGTTCATGGGCGACCTCCTTGTTGAAGCTTCCAGCGCCCGAAGCGCTGGCCGATGGAGCGAAAGGTGTCGGCAGCTTGTCGATCGTGATCCAGCTCCGCGCGGCTCTCGATGCTGCAAGCGGCACAAAGCCACTCGCGGGCATCCTGCTCATTGTGAGTACCGTCGGGCAGGTCCTGCTCGCTGAGCCCGAACTTGTGGCGCCGGCGGCGATCCAGGTAGAGCCGAAAGCGCACGTCTCTGCACAGCATGGCGGCTTGGCGGGCCAGTGGCCCGCCTTTCGGTTGTGTCGCTGTCATGTCGAGCGAGCCTCGTTGCGCAGTTGGCTGACCTGCTGGTCCAGGCGCTCCGCCTCGACCAGCAGGTGATCGCGCCAGTCGTGCCTGTCGTGCAGCCGCATGGCGTAGCGGCGAAGCGCCGAGGCCTCGGCGCGTGCACGGGCGCCGGGCGGGGTGTTCATCACGATGCGCAGCAGGGTGCGGAACAGCTCGTCGCGATCCTCATAGTCGGTTGGGCAGAGGCGGCCGATTTCATCGAGCGTGGCGGCTAGGCCGTCGCGATCGTCGGTGATCCGCTGTAGATCCAGGCTGGCCGAGGCGCTCTCTTCCGATAGCCACCGAAGCATCGCCTCACCGTCGCCGCCCCAAGAGTCCGGGAAAACGGCGTACTTACCTTCCGTGGCCATGGACCTATCCATCTCCGCGATCTGCTGCTGCTCGCCGCGGCTCACTTGGATGCAAATGGGCTCCTCGCGGCTGTCATGCCATTGGTTGCCGATTTTGACTCTCATGACTGCGGCCCCCTCTCCAGTTGCTTGAGCGCCTTGCGGGCGATGGTGGCGGCCATCTTGCGCCGGCTGGCCTGGCCCTCCTTGCCTTGGAGCGCCTCGAGCAGCTCGACTGCAACCCGGGCGACCTCGGCCGGGCGATGCTCAATGCCGCTTTCTAGCGAGCTGGCCGCATCGGTGACGCTGGTGTTTATCAGTGAGCTGACGTTCTGCATGGTTCAGGCCTCCTGTTCGAATTCCACGCGGAACGGGAAGTCGCGAAACATGGCCGCAATGCCTTCCTCGGCCGCCGCCAGATCGGTCTTCTCGAACGCCTGCTCGGCCAGCTCCCAGCCCTGGCCATCGTCCTCGAAGCCGAGGGCGAACGAGCAGACGCCGAGATTCTTCGGCTGCACGTAGAAGCGCACTTCCGGGGTGTGGTCCTCGTGGTGCGTGTCGAGCTTGGCGAGGATCTGGCCGTACTTCGGTGACTCAAACAGTTTGGCGAACATGTTTGTTCCTCCCTTCCCGGATGGATTGGCACTCGATGCAGGTTGTCGCCCAGGGCGCGGCTTCTCGGCGGGCGGCGGGGATCTCTTCGCCGCATTCCTCACACTCGGCATGAGCCCAGACGACGCTGGTTTGGCTTGCCCTGGTGGCCAGGGCGTGATCCAGGGTCTGTTCCATCAGTTCGGCGGCGCGGTCGGCGTTATCAGCCATCGGTGCGGTCCTCCTGCTCGTCGGCGCGCTGCTGCTCGAGCTTGCCCTGGACGCGCTGACGGACGGCGGCGCGCTCTTCGTCGCCCATCAGGTCATGCAGGTTGCGACGCTCGGGCTCCTCCCGGGTGTCGATCTCCAGCAGGCCGTCGTCGTTGTCGAAGCGGATGCGCATGATGATGTCGCCGTGCTGGATCGGCAGGGCCATCAGAGCCTCGACCTGCTCGGATGGCAGCTCCTCGAGGACATGACGTGCTGCTGCCTTGGCCACAGCGAGCTCGCGCTCGCCGCGCTCCAGGGATTCGCGAAGGATCTCGAGCATCGACGCCTTGCTGGAGACTTGCTGCAGGGCGTTGTATAGCTCTTGGTTCTGGAGGTTCATGACAGGCTCCTTGCTTCATGGGTGTGGGGGCCTGCCCGGCGGGCGTGGTGCGCGGGCAGGTGGTCGATGGCGATGCCGAGCTTGTCGGCCACGTGGTCGAGGCCGGCATCGGTGAGTTCGGTGCGGCCGTAGTGAGTCCAGCCGCAGACGGGGTGCCAGTAGGTGCCGGTGGCCACGACCACCAGGTTCACGCGGCCCCGGTACGGGCCGACGGGAAGGTTGTCCGGCCCGAGGATCCCGGCCTCGCGCAGGCGGCGGGCCAGGGTGTTGCGCCCCAGGTTGAGCAGCGGGGCGGCCTGCTCAAGGGTGTAGGTGCGGCGGTCTGGCATGGCGGTCTACTCCTTCCTTTCCCAGTCAGGCTTGGAATACCCAGCACTTCACGCTGGTGTTGCCCAGGCGGATCTGGCTGCGGACAGTGCGGTTGGCATCGACGTACTTGCGGGTCTTGCTGGATTTCAGGTAGCGCTTGAGCTCGCGCACCTCGGGGATGCGCAGCTTGTAGTCGGCACAGCGGCGCTCGAAGTCCTTGAGGTTGATGGCGATCAGATCCGCGTTCTTTCCGTAGTGGTTGAGCACCGGCTCTTCGGAGAGCCCCTCGAGGTACTCGACCGCCTCCCAGAACTCGGCGACGAGCGGGTGGTCGGCGTTGATGGCTTGCTGGCGATCGCGCGCCATTTGCCACACGTGGCCACAGGCCTGGTCGATGGTCTGGGCGTCGAACAGGCCCAGCCCCTCGGGGCCGAGGCACTCCACCAGGGCCATCAGTTGGCCGTGGCACTTGGCGATCCGTAGCACCTTGATCTCGGGATCGTCGGTCAGTCGGTTGGCGTACTCGCGCGAGCGGGTATTGATCAGCTCGAGCAGGGCGCTTTCCCGCTTGGCCACGTCCAAGGCGAACTGGCTGACGTGCTCGAGCTCGGTCTTCTCCAGGGCCTCGGCCAGTTCCTTGGTCTGGCGAGTCTGACCCTCGCGGGTGAAGTGCAGGTGGCAAATGCGGGTCTGGATCGCCTCGCCGGCCTGTACCGGCGCGTTCTGGCTGATGACGATGCTGCCGCGGAAGGGCGGCTCGTAGGTCTCATTGCCGCTGCTCTTGACGCCGCGGGCACGGATCGAGCGACCATTGAAGGCGGTCTTCAGCTCGTCCCAGTCGAACTGCTTCTGCTTGGCGCCGTCGCCCTGATCCCGGTCGGATTCGATCAGCACCACCGGCAGGTTGGCGACCTGGGCGAAGTTGCGTGAGCGAGCCGGCATAGTCGCCTTGCTGGGGTCGAACCCCTCATAGTCCCGCCGGCCGACCAGCTTCCACAGGAACTCGATCAGCGTGGATTTTCCGGCGCCGGCCTCGCCGACGATCTCGAGAAAGGGGAAGCTGCCCTGGGCGGCGCGGATCTGCTCGGCGAGCAGGCTGCCCAGCCAGTAGCCGGTGGCCACTACGCCCTTTGCACCGAAGGCGCCCAGCAGCTGGCGCGTCCACGCGGTGCTGTAAGCGTCCCGATCTGGGTTCAGGTGCAGGGTGACGGATTGGCTCAGCGTCTTGAGGTGTTTGCGTGGACCAAGCTCGAAATAGTCCTCGCTATTGATCGACACGACTTTACCGCCGGCCACGGCAAGATCGCCGAACACATAGGCCTCGTGCTCCTTGCTGTAGCCGATGTAGTCGATGGTCTCGACCGTCTTGATGTTGCCGATCTGGTCCTGGAGCAGGGTATCGAGCTGCTGGCTGGTACCGGTCCATACCGCGCCCGGTGCCACGCCGAGCAGGCGCTTCTTGTACTCGCTGGCACTGGCCAGCTGGCCACCGCTGAAGGTGTTCTTCACCGGCGCCCGGCCATCGGGAAACTCGACGCGGTAGTAGTACCAACTCTCGTCGGTGACGGCGTTGGCCTGGTAGTACAGCGCCGTGGGGTAGCAGGTGCAGATGCGCTTCACGCTGCCGGCTTGTTCCAGGGCGGCATCGCGGATCGCCGGATTCAGCTGCTCCTGGTCGCCACCGTCCTCACCCTCGGCGCGTACCGCACGGTCGAAGGCGTCGACGTCCAACTTCCACCACCAGATCTGGCGCTTGTACTCGAACCAGCACTCGCGCCGCTCGGTGCGCTTGTAGAGGAGCAGCGCCTTGGCCATGGCCGACGGCGCCAACAGTAGGGCGCCGTGGTGGCGGTAGGTGGCATAGTGCTCGTCGGTCAGCTCGCCGCGCTGGTGCGCGTCGTTCCAGTCGTGCTTTCCATTGCCGGGGATCTGCGCGGCCTTGCATTCCCAGCCGGCGGCACGGGCGCGTTTGACGTGCTTGAGCGTAGCGTTCTGACCGGCGCGGTTGCTGTCCAGCGCCCACACCAGCGTGGGGCGAGCGGTACCGGCCGCATGCGCGGCATCGGCCAGCCGTGCCAGCGCGATCTCGGGATAATTGCCGCAGCTCATCGCCGCCGCGGCGGCCTTGCCATGGTGGTAATGGGCCGTGGCATCGAAGATGCCTTCCGTGATCCAGACCTCGCCGGCCTCCACCAGGTCGGCATCGGTCAGCGCCGGCGGCTGCCACCATTCGCCCTTGTACGGGCCGACGAAGTTGGCCTTCTGTTTGCCGAAACGTTCGGGCTTGTCGAGCAGGCGCTCCCAGTAGGCGCCGCCGGGCAGGGCGAAGCGCACCGTCGCGGTACCGCCGATGCCCGGCTTCCAGTAGCTCTCCTGGGTGTACCAGCCGCGGATGCGCTCGAGCTCGAAGCCGCGGCCATCGCGCAGGTAGCCATCGGCGACTGGCGAGCCACTCTCGGCGCGTTGTTCGGGCACGTCATAGCGTTCCGTCCAGCTATCGAACAGCTCCGGGAACAGCGCTTTGACGTGGTGCTGCGCGCCGCAGTTGTTCTCCCGCCCGCACTTGAGCATCCACGGTGACTCGGCGTTGATGAACGCCTCCCGCTTGCCGCAGTCGGGGCACTGTACCTTTTGCAGGTACGGGCCCCGTTCCTCGGCCTGATAGTCGCGCGTCAAGCGCGCAAGAATGTCCTGGCGCAGCGATGGATTCACGCTGGGCCTCCTTTTGCTCATGAATAGAGAACGCGGTGAAGGGCGGTGGCGACCGCGTCAGTGCTCGAGGACGACAGGCCGGCGGCGGTCGCGATCGACGACGACGGCGCGGCCGTCATTGCGGGCCTGCTCGAGCACACGCATCAGGTCGAGCGCGGTGAACACCACCGGGCGGCCGCCCTCGGTGCGCAGCACCACAACGCTCGAGGTAGTGGCATCGACATCGATGCTGGCGAGCTGATTGGTCGACTCGAGCTCCGCATAGGCCTGGACGGCCACCAACTCGGCATTGGCCTCGGTCATGTCGTGATCGACGACAAGATGCTCGATGCAGTTTGAAAGAGCGTTGACGCGGTTTTCCCAGCGGTCCCGCCAGAGCTGCGCGATGGCCAGGTTGTGGGCGTCCTGGTGCGGGGCGATGGCGGCGACGTTTTTCATGGCAGTGCTGTTCATGGGTGTTCTCCGATTAGCCGTTGGCGGCGTGGGCTTGCTTGGTGATCAGATCCCGCAGGCGCGGCACGAACGGCAGCGCCACCGTGGGATTGGGGATATCGCTGGGCGTGATGGTGTGCGTGATCTCGATCGACGCCTTGCCACGCCAGCCGCAGTCTTCATTGCGGCACTCGAACGTGGCCTCGCGGTAGACCGGCGTCAGCCCTTGGCTCTTGCGAACGCGCAGGTTCACGCCGCAATGCGGGCACGGAATGCGGTGGCGGTTCTGTACGGTCATCAATGTTTCCTCCCTGCGGGGTAAAGGGCGCGGCCACGTCCTGTCAGCTCTTGCGCGCCGCGGCGGATTCGCCGGCGCAGCAGCCATTCCGCGGCCTGCTCGCGACTTTCCAGCCCTTGTTGATCACGGATGGCGTCGAGCACGTCTTGTAGCTGTGGGTCGAGCTCCATCGCTTTTTCCGGCATGAAGCACCTCGAATGCACGGTGGATGTGGTGCTGGGCTCAGCTCGCGCAGGCGGCGATAGTGTCGGCAAGCACGGCGAGGTCGACGCCGAGCACCTCGCGCGCCTCCTTCATCATCATCTGGCGCATGACCTCGGCTTTGGGTACGCCCAGGTAGTTGGCCAGCGCGGTGATGACATCGGCTTCGTACTGGTCCAGATAGACGGTGGCCTTGGTGCGAACGCGTTTTGGGTCCTGGTACATGGCGGAGATTCCTTATGCGGCAAGACAGGACAAAAGAGGGATCAATCGCGAGCGGCATGCTCGGTCTCGGTGTCGTACTGCTCGATGCCGCGCAGCATCAGCATGCGCAACGTGGCGGAGACGCTGCGCATCTCCAGCTCGGCGATGCCCTTGAGCCGGGTACGCTCATCGGGCGTGATCTGGGTCATTACCTGCTGGCTGCAGCCGTTGGGGCTACGCGAATAGCCGGTGTGGGGGTTACGAATGGTGTCCGGAGTATTCATGGGTTAGGCTTCCCTTTTGGAGTTAAAGACAAGAGGCGACGGCATGACGAAACGGCTGTTCCCGCCACTGGGCGAACTGGATGCCGAGGGCTTTGCCGATACGCTCTACGCGACGGCGGCCAGCATCGAAGAGACGCTGATGATGGCCGGTGCCACGCCGAGCGAGGATTACACCCGGCTGGACCTGCTGCGCCTGGCCGAACCCTATGTGGTGGAGTTGCACCGGCAGTCGAAGCGCGGCCTGACGATCGGTTACCCGGCGGAAACGGTCTGGAGCGAGCACGACTGACTGCCTCACTGGCCGTAGAGCCGGGCGTACTTGCGCTGGAGAAAATGGTCCTCCAGATGGCCGCGCACGCTCACCAGGGCATCTTCGACGGCCTCGTCACTCTTACCGCTGGCCACCAGACGAATGGCCAGCTCGATGACGGCGCGATCGATGTGTTCGGCCTCAATCGCTTCGAGGTCGGCCAGCGGGTTCTGGGCACCGGCAATGTTCGGCGAGGTGTAGGCCAACAGGGCATCACGCATGGCGGTCGTGCAGCGGGCCAGCTCGACATGCATGCCGTGCACGTCGAGGAATGCCGGCGCCTGATCGCGCAGCTCCTCAAGGTGAGCTTGGCGACGGCGAGCCTTCTGAGCGGCAGGGGAGGTAAGGCGCTTGTCGGTCATCAGGTGAACTCCTTTTGCTGGACCATGACCTCCATCAAGGCCTGGCGCGCTAGCAGGTGATCGCGAGGATCGAGTGCTGTATGAGTCATGGGTGTGCTCCTTTTGGTGCCTCTATAAATTGCCAATGGATGCTTTGTGGATTCGTTTGAAGCAAAGCATGGATTCAAATGAATCGCCTGTCAAGGCGTTAGGGATCTATATGAGTTCTATAGGGACTCGCCTGCGTCATGAACGCGAGCGTCTTGGCTTCACGCAGACGCAAATGGGCGACATGGCGGGTGTGACGAAAAATACTCAGCGCCTGTACGAAACAGATCAGCGCTCGCCTAAAGCGGACTATCTCGCGTTACTGGATGCCGAAGGCGTGGACGTGAGCTATGTCTTGACCGGTCGCCGCGATTCAGCGTCCGGCGTCAGCGCCCAGCGGGTGAGCGATGGCGCGCCGGTGACGGCGTCCTCTGGCGCGTCGAATGACGGCGTGGCGGTGAAGATGTATGACGTCGAAGGCGCGGCAGGCGCTGGGCGATCGCTCGAGGAGGAGCGCGTCGAGGGCGTCCTTCGTTTTCCGGAGGCACAACTCAACGCCCTGGGCCTGAGCCCCGAGCACCTGGCGGGGATCAAGGTGCGCGGCGACTCGATGGAAACCACCTTGAATGATGGCGATTGGGTATTGGTCAATCGGGCCGATACCGATTACCGGCAAGAGGGGATCTTCCTGCTGCTGATCAGCGGCGAACGGCGCATCAAGCGCGTGCAGCGCCTCGCCGGTGGAGCGCTCTATCTCATCAGCGACAACGAGCACTATGAGCCCGAGATGATCCCGCCCGAGCAGATGCGCGAGGTGAAGATCCTGGGTCGGTGTGAAGTGCGAATTGGCAGGATCGCGTAACTGCATAACAGCATTACTGCATCGTCACAGAACTGCATTATGCCGTCAGGCAGTCGATAGAAATAAAAAGCAGCCTGAAAAGGGCAAAACAAAGTAAACGCAAGGAGACGTAGGGAATGATGCGCATTTTTCTCTCCTTGGCTCTTCTGAGCCTTTCCCTTTCCGTGTTCGCCGATACCCAGGCGGATTATTGCGCCAGTAAATGGCCCAACGACGCCGAGATGCGCGGTTACTGCACCAGCGAGCAGCGCGCCGCGGCCCGTCAGTTCGAGCAGGCGAGCGGTCCGATCCGCGATGCCTGCGCTCGAGAATGGCTTCCTGACGCCGAAATGGCGCTTCACTGCTATCGCGAACAATCGGCGGCGTCCGCGCGGCTATCACGAGACGCGAGCGACGAAGTGTCGGCTTACTGCCGTGATGAGTGGAGTTCCGATCACGAGATGGTCGAGCATTGCATCGATGAGCAGCGTGCGGCGCGAGACCGGCTCAAGAGCGACTACAGCGATAGTGCCGTGGCGTCCTGCCGCCGGGAATGGGGGCGGGATTACGAGATGATCGAGTATTGTATGGAAGAGGGGATGTGAGCATGGCCTTCGATTTCAAGAATGCCTCACAGGGAGAGCTCCTGGCCGAATGCAAACGCATCTGCGCCGAGATGGGCGACGATGGCTTCTTCACCAAGAAGGAGATAAAGCACCTGCCTGAGGTTCTTAATGACGGTGAGCCGGTGCTGGGCCTGGCCTCCGGCATGATGGATAACAAGACCTGGCTGATCGTCCTAACGGATCAGCGCATTCTGCTACTGGACAAGGGCATGCTTTACGGTCTCCGGCAGACGGAGTTCCGGCTGGGGCATGTGAGCTCCGTCTCCTACGAGACCGGTCTCATGATGGGCAAGATCGACATCCATGTGAGTTCGGTCAAACACCAGATCTCTCAAGTGCCGAAGAAGGCGGTGGCCAACTTCGCCGAGCGAATCCGCGCTCAACTTCAGGCACCAAGGCCGGAAGCCCCGGCTAGCGATTCTGATGACGATATTGTCAGTAAGCTTGAGCGATTGGCGGCACTTCATGATCGCGGCGTGCTGGACGATCAGGAGTTCGCCGATCAGAAAGCAAAGATCCTGGGCTGAGCCAGGACGTTCCACTATCAAACATTAGTGGCCAAAGAGCCGCGAAAAACGCAAGGGAAAGGGTATGAAGGATATTATCGCTGCTTTAATTATGCTGGGCTCCCTCGTGGGTGTGTGGTACTGGATTGCCAATAAATTTCGGCAGAAAGGAACAGGAGCTATTGCCCGCCATTTCGCTGGCATGGTGTGTGGAGTTGGGGCCCTATTCATTGCCGGTATTGTTGTAGCGGCCATGGGACTACTTGATTCTGAGTCTACGAAAGAGACGCCTCAAACTGCCGATGCTGCAAAATCCGCCCAAGTGGAAGCACCTGTTGCCGATTCCACCGAGATCGAGGCATCCGAGGCGGGGGCCGTTGCCTCACAGCCTACCAGTGAAGAGGCTCCCGCTTCCGAGGCTGTGGAGGACGTCGCCTCCGAAAAAACGCCTGAGGCATCGGGCAATTCCATAGCTGATCGACGCGATGAGATCCAGGCGGGAAGTGATATAGGCGTTGATGTTGAGACGTTCACTAAACGCTTCAACGATGCGATGGCTGTATTCGATCTCCCTTTCCGATCAAGAGGAGAGATTCCCGCGCTCGGTGATGAACACGTGCAGCGGAGTGTTAGTGAGACTTACAATGATAACTTGGCAATGCTGGTTATGGTTAAGCCTTATACGGATGATATCCGCGACCTAATGTTTATTGGTTCTGGTGACGGCACACTCCAATCTGGGGCTAACGTCATGATGACAGCTTCCGGGGTGTTCTCAGCGACTCAAGAATCTTGGCCGCCGCGTGATGTTCTCAATATGCTTTTGGAAATGACCGAAGAATATAGGCAACAAGCGGGAGATTCTGAAGTCACCCGAACGCTTAATGGTCTTGAGTATTCTTATAGCCAAAGCGATCTTTTTGGCAACATGTTTTCAGTTTCGACCATCGATTGATCGCTTAGCGAGTTTTCGGCCTTCTTGCCATCGCTTTAATTTTTCGGTAGCGTCGTTAACCGTTGACTAAGGGATGATGGCAGGACGCCATTTAGTCAGCGCGGGGGCCCATTGATGGGCCCCCTTTTTTTGCCCGGCCATTACGTGTGTCGGCCTTGAACTGTTTGTTTATACAGTATTAGGCTATTCGAAAACCATACGATAACGCGAGGGGCATCATGCGGATTCACTACCTGGGGCCATTGATCAAGCGTAAGGGGGCCACGCACCCGGCGATGCGGGGCTATGACGTGTCGCATTTTCCGGCGAGCTGCTACCTGGTGGAGGTGGGCGACGAGGCGGGGGTCGAGGGGCCGATCATCGAGGGTGATGTGTTAGTGGTGGATGAGCAGCGTCCCGCCGGGCACGCGGACCTAGTAGTGGTGGACCTGGAAGGTGAGCAGCGGCTCTTCAAGAGCCATCGCATCGGTGGGCGCTTGCGCCTGATGCCGACCGTCGGCCCCCAGGAATCGCTATGGGCCAGGCGGTCGGATCTACGCGGCGTGGTGGTGAGCCAGGCGCGGCGGTATGGGTGGTGAGATCCCGGCTAGTAATGGCCGGGATTACTTCTTGGCTAGCCTACGGCCCTTGAGTGTTTCTTGCACTCCCCAGGGAAGCTCATAGAGCATGGGGTCGCTGGTCTTGAGGACCTCTCGGGATATGCAAGGCCACCACCGAATCAGCTGAATTGCGGTCTCCCAGCCTTTTCTGCGATTCCACTCTTTGCCCAAGTTGAAGATGGTGATGCCAGCCTGTTCGAAGGCAAGGCGCTCAGGGTCGCCTTTTTTGAAGCGGTCCTTAGAAATGATGGCCCAGTCACCCTCTTGCTGCAGCCTTTCTAGCCACTCCAGGTCTGGTGTACCAGGACCACCATTGAATTTGCGGGCAGGCACAACGGTGTGCCGCTCTTTGCAGAGATCGGCAAGGTGATTCAGGGCTTCGGCAAGGCTAGGACTGAGGTTCTCATCAATGAAGAAATTCAACCGCCGCTATCCTTTTTTCAAAGTTAACGGCGCGAACCACCTCATCCACGGTGATTTCAAGGTTCCTGGCCACTGCATCGGCATCGCCATCTTCAGCTTCGTACGCCTGGAAGAGAGCGAGGGTAGACATGTGGCTCGGAAGAACGATCGGTTTACCGAAGGCGAACTTCGGGTCGACCACGATGCCGGGATCGCTGGGGTCTGGCGACCAACGAATCGGGTTGTTGCTGGCATCAAAAGTGATGCGGTCTTTAATGGAGGGAGCAACGACCTCAGCCATCACGTCCTGAAACTTGGTCAGGTCAGTCATGGCGGTTTCGCCGTCGTCCTTCATCGCTCTGAGGATCACGTCCTTCCCATCCGTCACCAGTTGAGGATGCAAGAGAGGGTAGTTTCTCTGCATTAGCTCACTGAGGTTGGTCAAGGCGGCGCGAATGGTCTGCAGTGATACGCCATGCTTGCGAAACTGCTCAACGGCACGGATTTCCAGAAGATCTTTGAAGCTCAGCGTATCTTCAAGCCCCAAGGCTTCGGGCTCGGGATGCCAGAGAGGGCCGTTCGGACTATCCGCGGCGAGCAGCCAACGGCGGATCTTGGCTGCATCGACACCGATGAGCCTCTCCGCTTGTTTGGGGCTGTATAGCCCTATGCCTGCCAATGCCGTCATGGCACCTCCCGTCTTTTCCCTACGCTTTATGACCGACTGAATGCCAGTTCGTTCTTCTCAAGTAGTTTGTCTTACAGTGTGGGGGACTATAGAGAAATGGTGAAGCTAGCTCAACGAAAGAATAGGTGCTATCGATAGGGAAAGAAGTGTATGCGATCTATTTTCCCGTTTTAAAACAATGTCTTATATTTCATCTGGGTGGCGTGCATGCCAACAACGGTAGGGCTGGGTCTGTATGTCTGTGGCTTGAGTGATCAGCCAGCCTCAGCACCCTTTACCTCACACCGCACCCGCGTACCAAAGCCGTTGTCATCGAGTGAATCTTCCACTTCCGTGACCAGCCAGGGCGTGGCGTCGATGTCCGGCTTGAAGCCGCTGGCCGTGAGTGGCGACTCGGGGAGGATGTCGGCACGCCCTTCGGCAAGAGTAATGTCGAAGGTGGCTTCGCCGCGTTGCACGCGCCGCCATTCGGCTTTGGCGGCGTCCAGCGCGTCGGCCTGGCTGGCGTAGGTGGGGCGCAGTTCCTTGGCATCCTCGTCACTGCCGGCGATGACACGCTGGCGCTCGGCGTTGGCCTTGTCGTTCCAGTAAGCAATGACGCCGGTATAAGTGTCACGATCAGTGGCGCTGTACCGGTGCTGGTCGCCGTCGCGGCGGGTGAGGGTGACGGCCGGCATGGCCAGGCCGCTGGCCGTCAGGGCTTCGCCGGCCTGGGTGAACAGCAGCCGGGCGGCTTTGACGGTGGCCACAGCATCGAAACGTTCGCCCAGGCGGGTGAGGAAGTTCAGGTCGCTCTCTTCGGTCTGGTCGATGTGGCCGATGCGGATGGCGCGCACGGTGCCGCCGACCACTGGCTCGAGCGTGTGGCGCTTGGCGATGGTGTCGATGATCTCGCCGACGGTGATGTCGTGCCAACTACGGCTGCGCTTGCCCGGCAGGCGGCCGCGCATGTCGGCGCTGCGCGCGCGGATGGTGATCTGGTCCGGCGTGCCGCTGTGCTGAACTTCGTCCACGGTGAACAGCCCCTTGTCGATCAGGCCTTCTTCCTGCCAGCCGTAGGCGACGCGCAGGGCCACGCCGCGCCTCGGTAGCGCGAGCGCGCCATCGTGGTCGGAGAGGGTAAGATCCAATTGATCGGCCTCGAGGCCGCGTTGTGAGCGCAGGCGCAGGCGGATCAAGCGGCCGTTGATCCTGGGCGTAATGTCTTGCTCATCGAGCGTGATGCGATAGCTGGGGCGCCGGTAGCGGCGCTCGACGTTGTCATTCATGCGAAGGCCCCCGCGAGTCGCGCGAGGGTGGAGGTGGTCAGGTCGCCCATCAGGTCGGTGCGTTGATCGTCGACGTGCTCGAGCGTCATCGTGAACTCGATCTTGGCCGCGGCACCGTCGCGGAAAAATGCGCTCGAGGTTTCGTCCACCTTGGTGATCACCCACAGGCCGTATTGCCTGCCGGTGCCCTCGACCAGCGGCCACGCCTGGCCACGATCTGCCATGTCGCGGATCTCGTCCAGGTCCAGCCGGCCGCCGGTGAATTCTGGCAGCAAGGTGCCGCTCAAGGTGATGGTGTCGGTACCGAGGCCGACGAACTGATACGCGGGCCGGTCGCCCACGCGGGACTGTGAAGCATGGCGCCACTGCGTGGCGCGCTTGAGCTGTTGGTACGGCACGCTGCCAACCTCGAAGACGAACATGCCCAGGGCCATCAACATGGCAATCTCCTATTCGATATCGTGCAGGGATGAGCGACGGCGGGCGGCTTGCTCGCGCTGGGCGTCTTCCAGGGCGCGCTGGACTTCCTGGGCGACGTACTGGGCGAGCTGGCGTTCGTCCATGCCGGGCGCGGCATTCACCTCGATGTTGATGTCGCCCATGGTGAGGCCGCCTGACTCGCGCGGGGCGGGCTGGCTCAGCGGTGGCCGGGTATCGAACTGAATCGGCGCTTGCTGGGCCACGCTGGGCATGGCGGCGGCGGGGAGCGTCGCGGCGCCCAGGGCCAGCCCCGCGCCGGCTTGTTGCACGCGCTTGGCGATCTCGGCCACACGCCGGGCGGGCTCGTCGCGCTGGGCATCGAGCCCGACGTTCAGGCCGTCCACGGTGTGGCCGCCCAGCTGAGCGAAGACGCGACTCGGAGAGTTGATGTCGAGCACGTCAGCGAACCAGCCTTTCACGTCGCTGGCCATGCCGACGACTTTGTCTTTCAGCGCGGCGAGCTTGCCCGTCAGGCCGCCGATCAGGCCGTCGACGATTGCGCTGCCGAGCGACGTGAACTTGCCCGGCACCTCGACGCCGAGCTTGGAAAGCCCAGCGGTGATGCCGCGATAGAGCAAGCCGATGGGGTTCCAGTTGAGCAGCAGCTGAAGCACGGCACCGGTGCCTTGGCTGAAGGCGGCTTTGACGTCGGCCCAGCGGTCCTTGAAGAACTGGCTGATAGGCTCCCAGTTCTTGTAGATGAGGTAGGCCGCGCCGGCGAGGGCGGTGATGGCCAGGCCGATGGGGTTGGTCAGCAGCAGACGCCCGGCGAGGGCAAGCGTGCGGCCGATCATCAGAATGCCGCGGCCCAGCGCCGGGAGAATCTTGCTGGTGAAGGCATAGATCCTGCCGCCGAGGCCGCCGGTCTGTATGCCCAGCATGGCGAGACCGTAGCGTACGGTGACGATCGGGCCGAGTAGCGAAGCCAGCATGATCGTGAATGCGCCGCCCACCGCGATCAGGGCGGCGAGGCCGGCGGCGGCCTTGGCAATGCCGCCGGCCAATTCTGGGTTCTGTTTGATCCAGTCGCCGACCCAGCGGGTGATCGCGGTGACGTTCTGGATGAGCTCGCGCAACGGCCCCTTGTTGGTGTCGGTGATCGAGATCCCGACCTCTTCCCAGGCGGACTGCAGGCTCTTGAGATCGCCGCCGATGTTGTCCTTCATCGTGGCGGCCATGCGGTCGTTTTCGCCGTTGGCCACCCGGAGCTTTTCGATCAAACCATCCAGCTTGCCGGTGCTCATCTGGCTGACCAGCTCGGCCATGCCCGAGCCTGCCTCGGCGCCGAAGATCTGCTGCAGGGCCTGTTTGCGGTCGGCGTTGCCGAGATCCTTGGTGGCGTCGTTGATGTCACGCAGGATCTCGGGCATGGCGCGCATCTCGCCATCGGCGTTGGCCACCTTCACCCCAAGCCGGTCGATGACGCCGGCGGCTTCCTTGGTGGGGTCGGTAAGGCGATTCATCATGCCGCGCAGCGTGGTACCGGCCTGGCTGCCCTGAATGCCGATGTTGCCCAGTAGGCCGGCCATGGCGCTGGCCTGCTCGAGGGTGAAGTCCAGATCCTCGGCGCCGCCGAGATACTTCACCGTTTCGCCGAGCTTCGCCAGATCGACATTGGCGCGGCTGGCCGTGGCCGAGAGCACGTCGGCGACGTGGCCCATGGCGCCTTCCTTCTCCAGGTCGATCTTGAAGGTACCGGCGATATTCGAGGCGATGTCGGCGGTGCGGCCGAGCTCGGTATTGTTGGCGACGGCGAGGTTGAGCACGTCTTTCATCGAGGACCGAATGGCCTCGGCGCTCATGCCGGCACGCAACAGGAACTCTTGCCCGGAGCCGACTTCACTGGCGCTGAACTGGGTGCTCGAGCCCAGGTCGCGGGATTGTCGTTTCAGTGCCTGGAACCGTTCGTCGTCCGCAGTGAAGCGGCCGACGGCTTGGACGGCGCTCATCTGCTGACCGTACTCGACGCCCGGCGCCAGTAGCTGGCCAGCGCCATAGAGTGCGGCGCCACCGGTGGCCAGCCCGGTCATGCCCGCACCGCGCATGGCATTGGCGCGACCGATGCCACGGTGAAACTGGTCGTTGGCGCGCTTGGCTTTGCGCTGCGCCTCGGCGAGTTGGCCCATCTTGCGCTTCTGGGCATCGAACTGGGTGTTGGCCTCGCGTATGCGCTCGGCTAACTGATCCTCGCTGCGGCCCAGGTTGTCGGTGCTGACGCCGCCCTGGCGCAGGCCGGTGCGCAGTTCGCCCAGGCGGCGGCGTTGGTCGCCGAGCTTGCCGCTCAGTCGTTCGACATCGTCGCTGGCCTGCTTGAATTGGCGCTGGAACTTCTCGGTGGGGGCGTCGGTGCGCTTGAGCTCGCCGCGCATGTTGCGCAGCCGTTCCTGCGCGGCGGCCAGGGCCTCGCCGTTCTCGCGCGTGGCTTCCTTGAGCTTGCGAAACGAGCCCAGGTCACGCTGCTGGCGCTCGAGCTTGCGCAGTTCTTCCTTGCTCGCGCGCAGGGCGTCGGCGGTCTTACTGCTGCCTCGGGTGATCTTCTTCAGCGGCGCCGTGGCCTTGTCAGCGGCGTCGAGGATGACCTGAAGCTTGAGATCGCGCGCCATGGCCGGCTCCGTCACTATCGGCGCCGCTACGCTTGCGCGCGCGTTCGCGCCATTCCATCAGTTCGCGCAGGGAGAAGTCCGCGCAATCGCTGGGTGTCCAGTGGAAGACGATGGCGAGATCCGCCATCGCGTCTTCCACCGAGGCGGGGAGGGCTATGCGTCCTCGCCCTTGGCCCGCTTCGAGATCAAAAAACTGGCGATCTCCCCGCCGCACTGCACCAGGTCGGCGGGGTCCATATGGCGCACTTCGGGCGCGGTCAGCGAAGGGGTCGAGAGCCGCGGGATCAAGGTCATCAGCGCGTCGGTCTGCATCTGCAGTACGTCGGAGAGATTCACGCCGCGCAGCTCGCCGGCGCTGGGCTTGCGAAGCGTGACTTCGCTGATCTCGGTCTCGCCGCGCTTGATGGGCGTGTCGAGCTCGACGGTGGTGGTGATGGCTTGGGCGACTTGTGTCTTGGTCATGGTGACGAATCCTGTGCGATGGGATGTGATGTGGGCGATCAAATGCCCAGGCGCTGGCGACGGCCCGCGAGGCGGTCCTCGCCGTTGACCTTGAACACCTGGTTGATGAGGTCGATCTCGATCTTGGGGGCGCCGTCGATCGACAACTTGTAGTAGCTCAGCGTGCTGGTGACCTGGTGCTCGGTGTTCTCGCCTGACTGGGCGTCGCCCATATCGATCTCGGTGTGACGGCCGCGCATGACGACCTCGACCGCCGAGGCCTCGTCGACGTCGTCGCGCTCGTAGCTTCCGGTCATGCGCAGCATGTCGGCGTCGATGCGCGAGGTGCCGAAGTTGTCGAAGATGCTTTCGACCAGGCCGCCGACGGTCCACTGGCAGGTGAGCAGGCCATCCATGCCCATATCGATGCCGACGGGGCCATCCATGCCCCCGCCGCGCCATTCCTCGATCTTGCGGGTGAGGGGGGGCAATGTGACGGCCTGGACGATGCCCTGCCAGCTATCGCCATTGCTGAACAGGTTCAGGTCCTTGAGTTTCTTGGGGAGTGCCATGCTCGGTCCCTATCTAGTCAGTTCAGGCGGTGGCCGCGACGCGCTCGGCGAAGTCGGCGAGATACGAATCGGTGATGCGCTGCTGGAAGCCCAGGTCCTCGAGCGGCGGCACCGGCGTGTAGTCGTAATCGATGCGCAGCTTGCCGGCCTTGAGGGAAGTCTCGGTGTTGAGGTCTTCGTTTAGCCAGGCCGCGCCGTCGACGATCAGCCCCAGGTTCTTGAGCTCGCGAAACTTGGCGTTGACCCCTTCGATGATGTCCCGCGCGAGCGAGGCGTGAAGCGGCTTGTCGACCGCCCACAGGTGCGCCTCGGCGACCGTGTCGGCGAGAATCTGAGCCGTCCTCGTATAGTTTTCAAAGGGGAACAGGGATTCCGGTCCGGCGCAGGTGCGCGAGCCCCAGAAGCGATAACCGCCCTGGTTGATCAGCGTGGTGACGTCGGCAGCGTTGAGGATGCCGGCGTCGGTGTTGGGCGATTGCAGATCCCAGAACACGTCGCGGTCGATCCCGGTGACGCCGTTGACCACGACATTACTGAGCGTCTTGTGCCAGCCGACTTCCTGGTCGAGCTTCGCGCGCAGGCCGAGCGCGACGGCGACGGGGCTGACCGTGACCGTGGCGGCGTCATCGGTATCGAACGCCTCGAACTGCGGCCAGATCACCATCAATTCCCGCGCGCCGAACTGGTCGCGGTAGGTGGTGACATCGGTGATGGTGTCGCAGCCGTGGGCATAGACGTAGCCAAAGGCGCGCAGCTGTTGCAGCACCGGCACCAGAGCGGTAGCCACCGGCTGGGTGTCCAGCGCTGGTACGCCGATGATGCGTGGCGTCACGCCCAGCTTCTGCTTGGCGGTGAGCAGCGCTTGCAGGCCGGTACGCTGTCCGGTTGCGGTGGTGGTGCCGATGACGTTGGCGGTGGTTTCCTCGTCGTCGATGCCCTCGCCCACACGCACCACCACGATGATCGGCTTGGACTGCTGGCTGATCGTGGTGAGGGTGTCTTTCAGCGTGCCCTGGGTGCCAGCCTTGCCGATGGCGGTATCGACATTGGTGACCAGCGCCGGGCGGTCAAGGGGGAAGGTGGTCGCGTCGGCATCCTCGGCGGTGCAGACCACGCCGATGACCGCCGTGGAAACGGTGCGGATGGTGCGGGTACCGTCATTGACTTCGGAGACACGCACCCCGTGATGGTATTGGTCGAGTGCCATGGAGGCTCCTGCGCAGGTTCGGCCTGAGTTTCAAGAGAAACCGTGAATTCACGCCGATATCGTGCGGGGTGGCGCGGCAGGGTGTTAGTCGGGGAGGGTGTGGGAGCGGCGGTTTACACCGTGGGTTGTGGTACGGTGCGAGAAAATGACTGCTAAGGGAATGTAGGGATGAAAACGTGGGTTAAATTTTTATTGGTGGGCGGGTTGTCTTGTTTGCTTTTCTATATTTTTTTTGCAGAATTAAATGGCAATTTTTGGAGTCCTGCATGGGTACAGGCGATAGGGTCTATAGCCGCCATTCTGGTTGCTGTGTATGTTCCATCAAGACTGGAAGTACAAAGGCAACAGCGAGAAGAAAAAGAGCGCTTAAGAGTTGAAAGAGTCGCGCAGCACACTCTTATTTTAGAGTTGAGCGTCATTCGGTCAGCTCTGCTGCAATATAAAATACTAGTAAAAGAGGATGTTGACTTGCTTGGCTTGAATGCTAATTTACTTCCAGAGAGTTATTTTGGTCAAATGTCGGGTGGCGGTGATCGTTTAGATGTTTTTATGTGCCTGGAAGAAACGGTTATGAGTAAGTACACAACTTTAATTGCTATGGTGATGCATGTGGAAGTGCAAAGAAAGATATTGCTGACTATAAACGAACTGGGGGAGCTAGGTGAAGATAATATTGACTACATGGTTTCTCTTTGTGATGAAGCTATTGGTGCTTGTGATGAGATGATAAAAGTAAAGCCGAAAGATGAATTTGAAAGCCAGGAAGTTTGATCGCTTCCTTCTGGCATATCGCCAGTGAAGGCGATTATTGAAGGTGTGTTTATGCTAATAAATAAGTGCTTGTGGGAATAAAAATGAGTGGAGCAGAGTTGATGTTGAAGAGCTTCGGGTTAGCGTATCGCGGCTATATGGAGTGGAAGTTTGAACGGCTATTCCTGAAAGCAAAAGCCCATGGTATGACCGAAGACGAGCTATGTAACAGTGACCATCGCTTCTCTCTATATATGCGAGTGGGGAGGGCTTTTGAAGCCTGTTCCGAAAAAAAGGTGATCGACTTCATCTCTGACGTAATGGTCGGTGGTATAAGGTCGGGTGAAGCTGATGAAAATTCTGATTTGGTGCAGATGGCTTTGTCATCTGTATCCAATCTTACGGAGACTGAGCTGAACCTTCTGCTTTTGATGCGAGAACATCGAAAAAACGACTTATCGAGCCGAGATGGGTATCAAAATTACCTTCAAGATGTGGAGAGGCATCTTTTTCTCACGCGTACGGAAACTACTGGTATTTTATATGGGCTACTTAGAACTGGGCTAGTGCTTCCGCCAGATACCGGGCCATGGGCAGAGTCTACAATTTATGGATTTAGGCTAACCAGCCTGGCCGATACGCTTTTTAGCTATGTGTCTCTTTGCAAGCGGCACCACCAATAGCCCGCCATTTTTGGCGGGCTTTTTACTTGAGGAAGCGTTCACCAGCTCAGCGCTTCCAGGGCATCCCGGTCCTCGGCCTCAAGCGCGGCGTCGATCTCACCCTTCCGCTGCCAACTGTGCTGATATTGCTCGCTGACGTGCGCTTGCGCGGCCTCGGCGAGCTCGAGCATTTCGTCCGCTGTCAGCTGATATTTCGCATTCGATTCAGCGCGGAACTCGAACGTGCTCTCGGGATTGCGCTGGGCGCTGACGGCGAGGCCCATGATGTTTTCACGGTCGCGTTGGCGCATTTGCACCGTGTCCGTGGCGTCGCCGAAAGCGTGCTCGAAGCCGGCGGCGATGGCCTCGTCGCGTGCGATCTCGATCTCGTCACGTTTACGGGCGGCAACGTCTTCTAGGGGCTCGGGCGGGGCTTCGTCGAGCGCGTCGGCCGGGGGCTCGACGCCCAGCTCAGTGATCTCGTGGCGCCGCCCGTCGGCGGTGTAGTAGACGTGGCCACGCCAGTCCGCCACGACTTCCCATGTCTCGCTGTCGACAGCCCTGGCGACCTCATGATCGCCAGTTTCAGGCGGCTCGACTACCATCGCGCCGCGCGGGACGCGGGGCTCGCCGCGCATCGGATCGCGCGGTGCTTCTCTGCCAGCGGGATCGATGACGGTCTGGTCGGTCGGGTTGATGTCGTAGATGCGCATGGCTGGCCTCTTAGATCTTGGTCAGGTAGATGACGGCGTTGTTGCGGGGGCGGGTTTCGTTGCCGGTCAGGCCTGGTTGATCAGTACCAGCTCGGTAAGTTCGCAACCTCGTATTGGTTTGTATGGATGAATTATTAAGCAAGCTTCCATCAGTAATTATATTGTTGTCCCACGCTACGTTGTCATTGAAAGCCGCATCAATATCACTTTCTGAAGGGCCACCATTAACAGTTGGCATGTAATGAAAGTGGTTCTTGAACGTATCGCTCTGGTGTTCATTCAAAGAACGCCCAGAGGCCCCAAAATCCCACCCGCGATGGAACTCGTCGCGGTCATCGGGCACACCGAATGTGGTAGAGCCATCGCCGGCGCCATAGGTGGTGCCGAACGCGGCGAAAATGCGGCGGTAGTCGGAGCGGCTGTAATCGTCGCCGTCGTTGACGATGTACCCCTCGGGCAGCGTCTCGGAACGCCACTTGACTGTTTGCCCTGGGCGCACGCCGTCCCACTTCATCCAAATGTGCGGGCGATTTGCGCTGTCGGTGGGATCGACACCCTGGACCTCGCCATTTAAGTCTCGGTCGTAGAACTCGTAGAAAACGCCATCGCTCCCGAGCGCGACCTCGCCGGTGGTGTAGGTGCGGTTGGCGTTGTAGGCGGCGAACTGATATTTTCCGGCCGCAAGCGATTGCTTGATCATCGCGGCAACACCGGATGGCTTGGCGGCGCGGTTAGCGCTCTGGCCGGCGAGGTGTTCCGGCAGCGTCGCGAACTGCATAAACCCCTTCACCGTGGTCGTGGCGTCGGGGTGGTTGCGGGTTTGTGCGTGGGCGTCGATCTCGTCGTCGACATAAGCTCGCGTGGCGAGGACCACCGCCGGGTCAACCTTCAGCTCGACGTTGGCGGTGTTGCTGAGGATCAAGTGCATACGCACGACTTGGTTGCGTCCTGAGCCCTGGGCAAGCAGCGGCTTGTAGCTGGGGGCGCAGTTGGCGACGGCGACAAAATCGCCATCCTCATCCTCGAGGCCGAGTTCGCGGATCCACCAACCCCCGACGTTGGGCGGCAGTACCAATTCAGCGATCAGAATCGCGGGGTTGGCCGGGTCGATGGATAGCTGGTTGATCGCGGCGCGATAGCGCTTGTTGATCAATCCGGTCTGTGCCGGATCCGGTACCGGGTCGATGCCATTGGCATCACCCAGCAGCATATGGGTGAGCTTCCAGGGGATCTTGAGCGCGTTGGCGTTGGACTGCTTGGCCTCGCCGATATCGGTCAGGAAACCGCCAAAGGTGGAGTTTTCGTCAACCATAGAGATGGACTTCCAAGGTGTCGGTGGTGGTTGTGGCCACGGCATGTCGCGAGTGGCATGCGATATCGATGTCCGGCGTCTCCCATGGCAAAACGTCGAGCTCATCCCCGTCGTAGACGGACACCCCGGCGTACGTTGTCAGCGAGGTGCTCAACGTGATGTCGAGACCAGTGATGTGCCGAGTTAGAGGTTTCGCATCGGCGATCAGCCGCTCGAGTTCGGTGAACATCTCTTCGGTGATGCCGGTATCGAGCACGCCGATGCGCAGGTCGAACGTGCCGCGCGGGCCTGGGGGATCGGTCTGCCACCATTCGACGACCTCGAGCAGGTAGCCCAGGGGCTCGACGACGCGGCGCAATGCCGAGATGGTCCCCTTGCGGCGATGGATATAGAACGAACTTTTGATGACGTCGCGCTTGGCGCTCTCGCTCCACTCCGGGTCCCAGCGGTCGACGGAAAACGCCCATGCGAGGTACGGCAATAGCCGTGCCGGGCAGTCGTCGGGGTTCCAGAGTTGGCGAAGCGGTACCGGCACGCGCTCGATTTCGGCCAGAGCCTCGGCGGCAGCGCGTTCGAGCGGGGTGCTGTTCGGGGGGAATAGCTCACTCATCGTTGCCCCCTTCGTCAGAGATGGCCACGGCTTTGGCGGTGCAGCGGGCGGCCTGGGTGCCGGCGATGATGATGTGATCGGCGGGGCTGTTGAGCTTTACATGCTCTACGCCTTCGACGTGCAGGGCGGCCTTGATTGCATCGCGGTAGACGCTGACACCGAGGCGGCGGCGTTGTCGGTGCTGGGCTTCGACGAAGCGGGTCAGTCTGGCATTGGCGGCGGCGAGGATGGGCTCTTGTGTGGTACCGGCATCGCTGTAGAGCTGCAATTCGGCGTCGATGGCGTAATCGATGATCTCGGCCGATTGCACGGTAACGCGATCGGCGACAGGGCGAACGTCCTCGGGGGTGACGGCGGCATAGACGATGTCGAGCAGCTCCTGGTCGGCGGTTCCATCGCCCTCACGGGAGAGAATGGTAAGCAGGGCGTCGCAGGGCTGGGGTGAGATGGCGCGGACGTCGGCGACGCGGCCGTCAGCAGATCGCGCGTGGAATTCGTAGGCGGCTTGGGGACCAGCGACCGACAGCCCTTCCCATGCCTCTTGCGCGCGCAGGCGGAGTTCGGTGTTGCTTTCATAGGAGGCCGGTACCGGTGGAGTCGCGTCGGGATCGCCCTCGTTGATGACGAGCCGTTCGACATTGGTATTGGCGACAAGGTTGTCGAGGTCGTCATCGTTGGCGTAGGCGAGCATCACGGCGCGCGCCGCCTCGTTGACGCGTTGGCGCCAGTTCAATTCTCGGTATGCGTTTTCCTGCAGTAGCTTGGTGATCGGCTCGGATTCGAGCTCGAGGGTGGCTGCGACGTCAGCGCGATCAGCTTCGGGTGTCAGCTCAATCAGCCGTGCCTTGCGCTCGGCGAGGATGTCCTCGTAATCGAGCGTTTCGACGACATCCGGCGCGGGCAGTTGGGAAAGGTCGATGGGGGAGCTCATGCGGCGGCCCCCAATGGGACGTCGATGTCCACGTCATCACCGGTGTCGATACGGCGCCCTGCGATGCGCAGGTCGAAACGCCCTGGGCGCGTGGTGGATACGATGCGGGTGATCTGCGTCACGCGGACGCGCGGCTCCCACTTCATCAGCGCGACGACGGTGGCCGAGTAGGCGCGCAGAGCCGTGGCGCCGTTCAGCGGCTGGTCGATGAGTTCGGGCAACAGCGAGCCGTAGTCGCGGCGCATCACGCGCGAGCCCAGCGGCGTGGTCAGGATGTCGACGATGGATTGCCGGAGGTGCTCGAGCGAGTCGAGACGCTGGCCGGTGGCGCGCGACATGCCAGGCATCAAATGACCTCCCCTGATGTGCCGCTACCGGGCTCGACTTTGTCGTGGGCATGCTTGGAGCTGATGTCCTTGCCGTTGCTGGTCACGGCACCCTTGAATGCCACGTCGCCGGCCATCGTCGCCTTTTTGCCGGCGGGCTGACTGAAGTTGCCGTTGAGCGTCAGGTTGCCGTTGATGAGGGTGTTGGCGTTGATCGTCGCGCCGCCGGCGGCCGTGGCGGTTAGGGTCGATTCAGTCGTCGCTTCGATAGCGCCGTCGGCAGAGACGGTAACGGGACCACTCGCGGTCAGGCCGGCGGAGCCGGGCAGGGAGGCCCGCAGATGATGTGCCGCGTGGTCGTACTCCAGGACAGCGCCATCGGGAAACACGCGCTGCCAAACATCGCCGGAGTTGGCTGGCGCAGGATGCGCGCGGCGGTAAAGGCCAGTGAGCACCACACCTGCCGCCGGATCGCCACCGGGCGAAAACACCACAACCTGCTCACCTTTAGTGGGCGGATCCCAGTCGCGTGTCGTCCCTGCTCGGCCCTCGATCCAGGGCAGCCAGTCGGTCACCAGCTCGCCGGAGATGACGCGCACCCGCGAGGCTTCATGATCGACCTGGTCGATGGTTCCCAGGCGGATCAGGTTATGAATCAGGCGGAGAAGTTCGGCGACGTTGTGCATGCCGCTATCGTGCGGAAGCTGCGGTGCCAGGCGAAGCGGGCGCGGGTGTGGCGCGGGCGTCTTACACCGAGTTCAGATGGGTGAACAGCGCGTTGATGACGAGCTCGCGGTCGGCATCGGTGAAGCCGAGTAGCTCGCGCTGCGGGTATTCGATGGTGGGGCCGTCGCGATCGACGCGGTCGCGCAGGCCATATTGGTGGGTGCGGGCGATGCGCGCGACGTTGCCCATGAAACCGACCACGGCGGTGTCGCCGTGCGCGGTGGCTTTCATCCACTTGGCGGTGGAGAGCTTGTCGAACATGGCGCTTCGGCGGATGCTGCCTTGCCGGGCTCGCCATTTTTGGGGCTTGCGCGGCGCATAGGGTGTGCCGTCGGGATTGGTTTGCGAGCGGATGCGCTGGCGTTGGCTGCGGCGCAGGTCGCGGGCGATGGCGCGCGCCAGGCGGCGGCGTTCCTTGGCTTCGAGCTGGGCGAGCAGGGGCGCGGCCCAGTCCTCCAGGGCCTGCAGGTCATCTTTCATCGGTCTCGCCCCATTCGGCGGCTAGGGTGTAGTCGTCGTCGGCCTCGGCGTCGCGCAGTAGTAGCTGCCAACGCGTGATAGGGCAGGCATCGCGCTCGAACCGCGACAAGACATGGTCGACGTGGATATGGCCGCTGTCGCAATCGACCTTGGCGATCACGCGCTCGGTGAGCCTTACGCGCAGCGCGACGTCCACCGATTGGTTGCTGAGGATCTCGGCTTCGAAGCTGACCGCCTCGCCGGGATCCGCGTCGGGCTGGTACTCGGCCAGCCACTGCAGCAGCGGCACCATGACGGTGTCGAGGTCATCGCCGAAGTCGGTCAGCACCAGCTGCGCGGCGAACTGATATTCGTGGGACAGATTGGGGCCACGTCCAAACTCGAGGCTGCCATCCTCGACGAAGGTCAGCAGCCTATCGGGATCTCGGGCCAGCCCCGGCACGGCGTTAATCAGGTGCGTGCGTAGCAGGTGGAGTTTTTTCATCGGTGTGCTCGTGGCATTGGATGATGGCATCGACCTCGGCGGCGCATTGCGCCCAGGCGGCTTCGGTTCGCTCGAGCTGCTCGAGTAGTGCGCCGTTAGTCATCGGTGCGCTCGCGGGGAGGCTGCATGGGCTGGGCGTCGCGCAGCGCTTGACGATAATCGGCGGCGCCGGTGACGGCGGGGCGCTCGCGCAGGCGGATAACAGCGTCAGGCAGGCGAGTACCAGCCCACGCACGTAACTCGGCATTTTCATGGATCAGCTCCCGCAGGCGGGTGAGTCGGTTCGAGGCGGTGCGCTCCAGGTCTGCCTTCGTGTCGTTCAGTTGCTGGCGTTGCTCCTCGAGGCGCTGGGCGTTTTGCCACAAGGCGTCGATCACCAACTGACGCTGGGCGTTTTCGGCCTGGGCAGCGTCGAGAGCTTGCCGAGCGGCGGCTGCGTCGGTCAGCGCGGTGCGGTATTCCTGCCAGGCGAACCAGCCGCCGACGCCGACCACTCCGGTGCCGATCAACGCCAGCCATATCTTGAGCGGTATGGCGCCGAGCAGGCGCCCCAGTAGCGCCATCACGGGTCGAGCCCCCGCAGGCACAGCTTGCGTTCAGCGGCGCGGCGCTTGACCAAGCCTGCGAGCTTACGGCCCCCGGCGTAGACCCAGCGGTTGAGCTCGTCGCAGGCGGCGCGCACTTTGCCGGCGTTCAGTCGCTTCAGCAGAGTCGAGCGGGCGAATTTACCTTCGCCGACGTTGTAGACGAACGAGGCCAAGGCCGCGCGACGCGCCGGGGGCAGCTCGACTTCGACGCGCTGGTCGACGGCGTCGAAGGCCGTGCCGAGATCCTCGGCGAGCAATTCCTTGCACTCGGATTGGCTCAGTGTCTGGCCCATATCGACATCGCCGGTGTGGCCATAACAGATGGTCGGAATGCCTACGGGGTCTCGGTAGGCCTCCGACCGATACCCTTCGAACTGTGAGACGACGGCGGTGGCGAGGCTGAGCGCGCCGGCGGTCCCGCCGACGATGAGGCGGCGTTTAAGACTCATCGCGGTTCCTCCAGCGCTTCCACTTGCGCACGTAATGCGGAATTAGCAGGCCGATCTGCAAAACCAGGTAGAGCAGAGTCAGGGCGGTGACCCAGTCGGCCGGCGTCATGCCGCCCATGTATAAAGCGGTGACGAATGCAGGTGGGGTCGCCTTGAGGCTTTCGGTGGTGATTTCGAGCGGCTGGGCCATGCGGTCCTCGAAGCGTTGGAAAGTCAGTCCCAGAGCTGCACGGTTGGCGCACGGCTGGGGGCTTGGGTGATCTCGGGCAGCATGACGGGCGTACCGTGAGGCAAGACGGGGCCGAGATCGGCCAGTCCAGGATTGGCCCGCAGCACGCGTTCGGTGACGCCGGCGGTGGTGCCATAGATGCGATAGCAAATAGCGTCGAGTGTGTCGTGTTGCCGTGCGTGGACCGTGCGGCTCATATCAGCTCGACCGTGCTATGGGGGCACCCCTCGATCTCGCTGATTGCCCAGGCCGCATCGCGCCGGTAACTCTCCGCCGGCTCGGCGAGGCTTTCGCTACGCTCGCGCCCGCTGTTGGTGGTGTCGTAGTCGGCGTAACGCTCGACCAGGCTGGCGTGCGCCGTGGAGTAGACCGCGCGGCGATACAGCGCTTTGAACACTCCCGGCGCTTGCCAGATCGGCACCGGCACGGCATCGACCGTGTCATAGCCCGCCTCGACCTGTTTGGCCTGCCAATTGCGCAGCGTGCGATTGACCGTGGCCATGGCGGCGAGCAGGGCGCCTTCGATGCGCACTGCGGTGATGGTGCCGTCGAGGCGATGCGTGTCACGGAACGCATCGGGTTCGATATCCGGCCAGAAGCCGTTATTCGTGACGGGCTCGGCGGTGGTCGTGCTTGTGGTGCCGGTCGAAACGAAGCTGCTCATCGTGGCTCCTGGTGCTGATCAAGAAGGGGGTGGGCGATGGGTCGAGGCTGCGCCCCTTGGGCTTGCCTCTACCGTCGCGCCCCCTGACGTCGGCGTGCGACTCGTTGGCAACGATCAGGCGTTGGCTTGATCGTCGGCGTTCTTCACCTCGCGCTCGAGGCGCTCGATGTCTTTCTTGACGCCGGCGCGGTCGTTGAGCTCCAGCGCCCGGCGAAAGTGCGTCAGCGCTTCCTGTGGCGTGCCCTCGGCGCGATGGGCGTTGCCCAGGGCCTTGTGCAATTTCGCGCGGATCTGGTCGTGCATGTCCGCGCCCGCGGTGAGGCGCTCGATCTCCTGGAGTTCCTCGAGCAGGGTGGCGTCATCTGCTTCCAGGGCGAGCGCTTGGTCGGCGGCTTCCTCGACGAGAATCGCGGCGGTGGAGCGCTGGAATTGATCGCCAGGCTCTAGCCCGTGGCGCAGGGCATAGCGGCCGATGCTTAACGCGCCCTCGATGTCGCCGACATCTATGCGCCAAAGCATGACGCGCATCAGCACCTCGTCTTGTGCGCCCTGGCCAGCTTCGAGCACACCGTCCACATAGGCTGCGTAGTCGGGCAGGATCTCGCGCTTGATGGCGATCTTGCGCTCGATGGATTGCACCGACTTGAGCCGGCGGTAGTCCTCGAAGAGCTTGGCTTGCATGAAGTGATATTCGTCGCCCTGCATGGGCGCGTCGCCGGCGTCACGCGCCGCTTGTGCGGCGCTGACGCGTTCGAAGTGTCGGCGGGCTGGGCTGGTCATCGCTCCCCCTTACGCGGCCGTGAAGTCGCCGAGCTCGATGTTCTCGATCAAGCAGCCGGCACCGAAGTCCTCGATGACATAGGCGTCGTTCGAGCTCTCGTAGTTCTCGATGCGGTTGCGCTTGGGATTCTCGGTGACGTAGCGGCGGCGCGCGCCGGTCTGCCAGTAGATCGAGAGGTTATCCAGCGTGGTGACCATCAGCGCGTTGTCGGGGAAGAACGGCACGTCCATGCCCTGCAGGCCGCCGATGCGCTTCTGGCTGATGACCAGGTCGGCAGCCATCTGTTCGGTGGGCGGCTGTTCGGTATTGAGCAGCGGGAAGTACTTGTCGCTGAGCAGGTCGCGGCCGACGATCACCACCAGGCCCGGCACGCGGCGGTACCAGGGTTCGAGCAGGCTATTGACGGCGTCGTAGACCAGGGCGTCGAGGTTAACGTAATCGCCGCCCTTGCCGACCTGGACGGTACCGGCGGTGGCGCCGCCCGTCATGACGCGGGCCGGGGCGTTGTTGCGGTACTGCTGCAACCAGCCGATGTTGACGTCTTCGAGCATCGGGTTCGCGGCGCGGTCGGTCTGCGTGGCGGCACTCGTGCCGTTGAATCCGATGGTCATGCGGTCGAGCGCCTGCTGACGAATGACGGCATCACGAATCAGCGCCTGAAAGTTGGGGAACTTTGCCCAGGCGTCGATCTTGTTGTAACCGAGATGGGTGTCGAACTCGGTCATGCGGCACTCATAGCCCTGCGGGTCGAGCGTAGAGAGATCGCGGGTCTGGCGATCTTGATTGCTGACGTTGGTACGCCCGGCGATCGGGCCCGAGACGCCCAGGGCGAGCTTTTCGCCCTTGAGTTCGTCGACGCCGATCATGTTGATGCGGTTCAGGAAGTCACTGGACTCCTGAATGCGTTTTTCGAGGCGCTGCTGAATGGTGGGATCGACGGCGAATTTCTGGGTCGCGTCGGGCACACCGTTGAGCTTGGCCACCTGGTCGGCGAACTGGTTGAAGAGGATGCGGGTATCGTTGCGCATGAGCGTCGGGGTTCCTTAGCAGTCGGTGACGATCGCGCCGTCGTCGCCGGTGGCGCGTTGGCGTGGGGTGTGGCGCGGCGTGTTGTCGAGGCGCTGGAAGAGCTCGTCGAAGCGGGTTTGCAGGGTGTCGTGCGCGGCTTTCAGGTCATTGAAGGCCGTGGCGCTGGGGCGCGCGTTGAGGTCATCGGCCAGGGCCTGATGCTTCTCGACGAAGAGTCCCAGGGTCTGCTCGAGCTCTTCACGAAACGCAGCGAATCCCGCCTCGCTTTTGGCGTCGTGCTTGCGAAACAGCGCCTTCACGCGCTCGGTGAGCGACGGGCCGGAATCTGTCGGTGGCTCGGCAGTGAAATCGAACTCGGTCTCGATGGCGGCGGTAAACAGGTTGTCCGGGCGTTGCTTGCGTCCGGCCAGCGGTGACTCGCTACCTGCGCCGGCGGCGAACTGCAACATCTGGGTGCCCAGCGATGCAGGGGAGTCGGTGACGGCCAGGCCGACGAGATAGGCCTCGCCGGTGTCCGCGAAGTTGGGATCGACCTCCATCGACGTGTAGACCTTCTGGCGCTTGTCGTTGAGCGCCTTCAGCTCGTCGGTGGGGTCGATGGCCGCGAGCAGCTGAAGCTTGCCGTCCTCGCCTTTCTCGGTCTTCAGCGCGGTGACGTCGCCGTAACTCTTGAACGGCCCGTCGGGCAGCATGCCGCGCATGTGCTCCAGATTGATCCGGCAGCCGTAGGTGTCGGGATCGAAGTTGTCGGCCATCTGTTGCAGCCAGGCGGCGCTGATGTTGCGGCCGTCGGTCGTCGCGCCCTCGGTCGCGATGCGGAACCATTTCATGAAGTGCCCTCGGGGTACGGAATGCGTATGGGCGTCAGGTTCCGCGCACTCGGTGCCCGGCTCAACGCGGGCCGGGTGTGAGTCATGCCGTCTACACCGGGGCTTGCAATAGCGAACTCCCGCGCGCGGGTACGCTGGGCGCCATGACGACACCGACCCCCGACCTGGATACCCAAGACGCCTCGCGTCTCTCCGCCCGGCACCTCTACTGGATGGGGTGGCGCATCGCGCGTATCGCCGAATTCCTCGACCTGCCCCGTGCCACCATCGACAGCTGGAAGAAACGCGATGCCTGGGACGATGCTTCGCCCAGTCAACGCATCGAAGGCGCGCTTGAGGCGCGCATGATCCAACTGATCTGGAAGGACGCGAAGGAGGGCAAGGACTTCAAGGAGCTGGATCTCCTGGGGCGCCAGGTCGAGCGCCTGGCGCGGGTCCACAAGTACGAGGGATCGGGCAAGGAAAGCGACCTCAATCCGAACATCGAACGGCGCAACGCCGGCGAGAAGCGCAAACCCGCGCGCAACGATGTCGGCGACGAGGGCGTGATCCAGATCGTCGAGGCGTTCGAGGCCTCGCTATTCGATTACCAGCGCGCCTGGTATCGCGCCGGTCAGCACGAGCGCATCCGCAACCTGCTCAAAAGTCGCCAGATCGGCGCGACCTGGTACTTCGCGCGCGAGGCGATCGCCGACGCCGTGGAGACCGGCAAGAACAAGATCTTTATGAGCGCCTCGAAGGCCCAGGCGCACATCTTCAAGCACTACATCGTGCAGTTCGTGAAGGAGGCCACCGGCGTCGAGCTGAAGGGCGATCCCATTGTCTTGGCCAACGGCGCCGAGCTTCACTTCCTGGGGACGAACGCCAAGACCGCGCAGGGCTACCACGGCGACACCTATCTCGACGAATACTTCTGGATCAACGGCTTCGAGCAGTTCCGCAAGGTGACCAGCGGGATGGCGATGCACAAGAAGTGGAAGCAAACCTACTTCAGCACGCCGTCTTCGGTGGCGCATGAGGCCTATCCGTTCTGGACGGGCGAGCGTTTCAACAAGCGTCGCAAGAAGGGCGAGCGCGTCGAGATCGACGTCAGCCACGCCGCACTGAAGGGCGGGGCGCGTTGTGCCGATGGCCAGTGGCGTCAGATCGTGACCATCGAGGACGCGATCGCCGGGGGCTGCGATCTTTTCGATCTCGACCAGTTGCGGCTGGAATACAGCGACGAGGAATTCGCCAACCTCTTGATGTGCGAGTTCGTCGACGACTCGCAGTCGGCGTTCCCGATGATGACCATGCAGCGCTGCATGGTGGATAGCTGGGACATTTGGCGCGATTGGAAGCCTTTCGCCGCGCGCCCGTTCGGCGACAAGCCGGTGTGGCTGGGATACGACCCGGCGGGGGACAACCTGGACGGCGACGGCGCGGGGCTCGTCGTGCTGGCACCGGCGAAGAATCGCAACGACCGCCACCGGATCCTCGAGCATCACCGCATCAAAGGGCAGGACTACGAAGAGCAAGCCGCATTCATCGAGCAGGTGACCCGACGCTACAACGTCCAGTTCATCGGCGTCGATATCAACGGCATGGGCGAGGCGGTGGCGCAGCTGGTCGCCAAGTTCTTTCCGCGCGTGACGCGCTATCGCTACACGCCGGACAGCAAGGCGGCGCTGGTGCGCCAGGCCCAGCACATCATCGAGCGCGGGCGTCTCGAGTTCGATAGCCGCGACGTGATCATCGCTCAGTCGTTCACCGCCATTCGCCGCGAGCTGACCGCGAGCGGCCGCCAATTCACCTTCACCGCCGGGCGCAACGCCCAGACCGGCCACGCCGACTTGGCGTGGGCGACGATGCACGCTCTCAACAACGAACCCATCGACGTGCTCGCCGAGGGCGAGCGCGGCGGCGCCATCATGGAGATGTCCGAATGATCACGGCCGACAAACCACGCATGCGTGTGCCGGCGACCCTGTCCGAGTCCGAGCCAGCGGCGGAGGCGTCGCCGGCCCCGGCGCGGACCGAGGCGTTTACCTTCGGCGAGCCGGTTCCGGTGACGGATCTGGCCGACTTCCTCTACACCGGCTGCTGGATGCTAACGGCGCGCTGGTACGAACCGCCGGTGGATCTGCCAGCGCTGGCCAAGGTGTATCGCGCGACGGCGCATCACGGCTCCAGCTTGCAGGTGAAGCGCAACATCCTGTCGCGATCGTTCATCCCGCATCGCCTACTGAGCCGGCAGGCGTTCCGCGCCCTGGTCACCGATTACCTGGTGTTCGGCAATGCATACATCGAGCGGGTGTATGGGCGCCTTGGGCGGCTGCTGGCATTGCGGCCGGCGCGAGCCAAGTACGTGCGCCGAGGCGTCGAAGAAGGGCAGTACTGGTGGGTGACATCCTGGCAGGTGGCCAGCGAATTCGAGCGCGATTCGGTGATCCACCTGATGGAGCCTGACATCAACCAAGAGATCTACGGCGTGCCGGACTACCTCGGCGCGCTGCAGTCGATCCTACTCAACGAAAACGCTACCTTGTTCCGCCGCAAGTACTACCTGAACGGTAGTCATGCCGGCTTTGTGATGTACGTCTCCGATACCGCGCAGAACCAGGAAGACATCGATGCCATGCGCGAGGCCCTGCGCAACTCCAAGGGCGTCGGCAACTTCCGCAACCTGTTCCTTCACTCGCCGGGCGGCAAGAAGGATGGCGTACAGATCATCCCCATCAGCGAGGTCGCCGCCAAGGACGATTTCGCCGGGATCAAACGCGAGACCCGCGACGACACTCTCGCCGGGCATCGGGTACCGCCTCAGTTGATGGGGATCATCCCGAACAACACCGGCGGCTTCGGGGATATCGAGAAAGCGGCCAGGGTCTTCGTTACCAACGAGCTCGAGCCGCTGCAAGCCGTCTTCGAAGAGATCAACGACATCATCGGCGAGCAGGTGATCCGCTTCCGGGAATACTCGCTGGATGGTGCCGCGTCGCCCAACGCCCCCACTCGCTAAGCCTCATTCGCAGCCGCTGCCTTGCCGCCCACCCGGGCGGCTTTTTTACGCCCACACGATGCCAATCTTGGTTGAGACGCATTTACTCTTTGTAGTGCATTCATCGCGCTGTGCTTACGTGTGCCGTGCGCGAGCGATTGGCCGACCCAGAGCCCTTCGACACACGGCAGCGTTCTACACGCTGCCAGGGCGAGCCGCCTGCCCCCTACCTCGGCGGCGCCCCGCCGCGCGCCGTCGACACCCCGCCCCGCCTGCGCGCTAAACCTGTCGCTTTTCACGCACTCGTGCAGGACGGTCCATACAGCCTGGCTGTGGGGCTTCGAGGCGGGTGACAGAGGGCGATCAGTCATGCGGAATCATGCGAAATCGAGCAGCGCCCAGAGTGGGTGGTGAGGAAGGACTGGAAGGGTGGCGTCTTGAGAAGGAGAGGGGGCCTCGGAAAAAGGTAACATCGGTCACATGGGGGTAAAGCAAGGGGCAACTATCTGATTCATTGGGATTTTTCTGTTACCCCTAAAAGGTAACGTGAGGTAATGCAAAAGGTAACGCGCTCGCAAGCTGCTGTTTTTAAAGGATATGGATATTTCTCTCTGTGACCTCTTAAAAAGGTAACGCATTACCTTTGCATCACCTTTTTGTTACCTTTTGAACGACTGTTTTAATCCTTTTATATTCATGATGTTAGGCGAGATTCTGGCAAGGCATTACCTTTGTTACCTTTTTCCGAGCCCCCCACGGATTCTGAGATTACCCCGCGCGACAGGCGCACACGCACGCGTCGTGCACGTCACACACGGCTCTTCACCGCGCAGCAGACTCGAGACCATTTGGGGGTAGAGTGAAGGGTGAGAAGGGAGAATCAGAAGGAACTTATTTGGTACCCAACCGCTGTGAGGACCAGCATGGCGGGACTTGTTACCGATCCATCATCGGGGCCACGGAAAATCGGCGGGCCCGAGAGAGCGTGTCGTTGCCTGATTTTTCCGTCACTGCAGCCTCCGGCGTGAGTCATGTTGGCGTGTAGGATAGAGCGTTGTTCCCGAGGGGAGGCGTATTGTACGCAATACACCAGGGGCGGCAACCGCATGTCGATGCGGCAGGCTCGCTTTTCAAGCGTCTGTCGCGGTCGCGCTTGTATCGCAATGGCGCGCCCCTATTACACTTCGAAACATTAAATCGGCGTTGTTTAATACAGATCAGTTTTTCTTCTGTCTGTCTTCTGCCATGGTGTGCATGTCCGCCAGGGAAGGGCGGAGAGCAAGGAAGACAGGCAGAAAGGACGCCTAGCACTGCAAGGAGGCGCGGACAGGATGTCCGTGACAGCTGCAAGGAAATGCAGTTTTGCGATAGAGCCCGGCCGGCTTTGGTCGGGCTTTTTTATGTCGTGCTGTCGGCAACGATCACGGTGACGTGTCTCGGCGCCGCTCCCTGAGAGAGCGCTGTGAGTCCTTCAACTGGCGCTGGGAGCGTTCGAGTTGACGCTCATGGCGAAGCCGGTCGTCGAAATCGTCGTCGCGGCGCTGGCTACGCTCCAGCGCTTGGCGCCTTTCGGTGGCCGTGGCGCGGTCGCTGCTGATGTCGCGTTGAAGCTGGTTGCGTTCCCGCGCATCGCTCAGAGAGTCCCGCTGGTCAGGGTCGCTGGCGAATACAGGCCATGTGATGGCAGCAATTGCCATGAATAGTAGCAGTTTCGTCATGATGTCCTCCGCAGTGCTTGCGCTCTCCGCGCCTGGTCTCTCTGAGTATGGACCATGACATGCGTTCCGATCCTCGAGCGCCTGGATGGGCCGGCAGAGGCATCCCTGAAGTCTATCCCGGGA